TGACCAGGACTATGACCGGGCGTTCAAGAAGGCTAAGAACTATCTGAACCGAGCCGAAATCGTCCTAAGCGATTACGGAACCATCGGGTTTGTCTTCAATATCCGGCCGGTCCATAATCAAATCAAAGGCAAGTTTGGAGGCCGCATCAAAAAGAATGTCCGACCAGTCAAAAAGAAGCTGCTCGTCGAGACCACTGCCGAACTCAAGGATTACATCCGCGAACGCCAGGAGATGGTCGGCCGCATCAAGTCTGGGTGGGCCTCCGCCCTTCGCTCCCTGCCTAAGCCTGTCATCAATGGCATCCCCAAGAACTTCGGCGTCGGCCTGCTTAGTGTTGCTTGGATCAACAAGCACACCAGCGTCCAGGGGAAGAACACCGTATCGGCGACCGAAAAGAACGTCGACGTCAGCGTCACGAACATCCTCGGTAATATAGCGAACATCGCCACCGATGCGAGCGTGCTAGACTTGGTCTACGCCAACCGTGTCAGGCAGATGAGGGCTCGCGTGAAAGAGCATCTCGGGAAAACCATCGACGAAGCCAACAGCAAATAACCTTTATGGGAACCAAATCTATCCGCCACATCGTAGAGGCCACCTTGGCCACCTACCTATCCACCCAGACCGGGCTGACCACCGTCACCTTCCTGACCGGGGACAGCGCCGCGACCCAGACCCTGCCCAAGGCCGTGGTCCTCTGCGAGTCGGCCCGTAGCCCTAACGACCTCCCCGAGGGCGAAGGCAACTTCAGCTGCTCGGTCCGTATCACCCTTTTCTCGAACGCCGACGACACGACCCTCGCCGATCACCGTGCCCGCTGCGCCGCCCTGTCCGGCAATATGCGCGACCTGACCAGCATCAAGGCGGCCTTCGTCACCTCGACCGACGCGGCCTGTTACGACGTCACGATGCAGTCCGAAGACGAGGGCATCGACGAGCGCTCCTGGGCGACTTCCTTCTCGTTTGACGTGCTGGTGGTCCTGCCCGCCTAAGCCAATTCCAAAGCCTGCAATTACAAATGGCCGCCATCTCAAACGGAACCACCTGTATCTACGGAGTCGCGGGTACTGTCACCAACCTCTTCGTCCAGAGCTACAGCCTCTCGTCCTCCTTTAACGCCGAGGCCACTGTGGTCGACGAGACGGGCCTGACCAAGACGCACCGCCTCGATGACCGCAAGAGCGAGATCACCATCGAAGGCATCGCCAAGACCTCGACCATGCCCATCCTCGGGGCCACGCTCGCCTTCACGACCAACACCGCCTCCGCCTATCCGGCCGGCTCGGCTTCGGTTTCCTTCTCTGGAACTATTACCAAGATTGACGACAAAGGTTCCAATAAGGGCTTCACGTCTGTGTCCATTACGGCCATCGACTACGAAGGAATTACCTGATTGATTCGCCTGTAATCAGATTAGGATAGACGGCGTGGACCGTCGCTTCCTCAACGCCTACGTCGACCCGGCTCCTTTTAGGATTCTGGGTCGAACTCTTTTCCCCTGGTGCCTGAAGTACCGGGTGCGCCTGATGGCCTTCGACTCGCCGCTCGTCACCGGCTCCCGCGGCATCACCCCTGCGGACCTCATCTTCGCCTGCCAAGTATGCGCCGAAGAGCAGCTAGGGGAGGTGGGCTGGCGTGACCGACTGCGCATCGTCACCCTAAGCCATCACCCCGCCAAGTTCGAGCGCCTGCTGGAAGCCTTCGCCGGATACATCCTCGTCCAGGACTGGCCGAAGTTCTGGGAGCAGACCAAGACCAAGTCAGGGGGCGGTGACAAAGGGGTGCCTTGGCCGCTGTCCATCGTGGCCAACCTGATTGCCAATGGCATCACCGAGCAGCGGGCTTGGGAGATGCCGGAGTGCCAAGCCATCTGGCTGAACTCCGCCCTGGCAATCCGTAAGGGGGCCGACGTGGCGATCATGTCGCCCGAGGAAGAAGCCTTCATGGCCGAAGAACTAGCCCGTGAGGCCGCCGCGGCTGCTTCCAATCCGGCAAAGGAAAGCACCCCCTGACATGGCCCAAGACCTGACAGTCAACATCAAGACCACCTCCGACGTCCCGCAGGCCATGGACAAGGCCAAGCAGGCCACCGTGTCCTTCTCCAGACAAGTCGAGGATATCCAGAAAAAGTTCAGCACGGCGTTTAAAGACATCTTCCTCGGCTTCACGGCCCCGATGATTCTTCTTCAAGGGGCTTTGTCCTTGGTTTCAAAGCTGATTGCAGACAATCAGAAACGCCATGAAGACGCGGCCCAAGCGGCCATCGACGGCACAAACGCCCTTATGTCTGCCGAGGATAGGTACTGGGCCAGAAAAAATGAACGCGATAAGAAGACCAAGCAGACCGCAGAAGAGGCCCAGACGGCCCGCGAGGATGTCACATTGTCTTTCCTTCAAAACGACCCACGAGGCAAAGAAATCGTTGACCGTTTCAAGGTGGCGCTTCCTCCGGGCATGAGCGGTGCCGCCTCCTTCAGCTCTGCAAATAACCTTTCACGTCAGAAGGCCATCCAAGATGAGGTCCAGAAACTTATCGCCCAGAGCGCAGCTGAAGATCCAATGACCAAATGGGAGGAGACTCAGCGAAAGCAGAAAGAGGCAGCCGAACGAATCAAAAAGGAAGAGGCTGACGCCAAGGCCGCCGCCACTAAGAAAGAAGCCCCCCAGATGACCATACCTGGCTCAGTCTCCGGCAACGTGATCGGCGTCGGCGCCAACCCGGTAGTCACCGCCCTTCAAGAGCAGCAGCTCGTCGCCCGAGAACAATTGGCCGTGCTTCAGGTCATCGCCTCCAACGGAATGCAAGGCCCCGCCCGTGACGTCACCGCGTCAGGCGCCACGCCCCACACCCCGGCCAACGCCTCGCCGTCCCGCGCCGCCCTTCTCACCAAGAATAAATAACCATGGCTCTCGTCAAAGCAGGCAATGCCCTTACCACCAAGTTCGTCCAGCCGGGCGGATCGTACACGAACGACGGCTACGGCCTGATGACCGCCCGCGCGACTTACATCGTCGACAAGACGGTAGGCGGAACCGCCGTTACGACCGGGCAGGTTCACCCTGATTACTCCGACTTTTTTGTCCACAAGTTCACCCTGTCCAAAGGCGCGCTTGATGTCGACACCATAGAGGCCGAGTACGTCGGCATCCAGTCTGGGGTCGGTAATTGCACCCGCCCAAACGTGACGGCATCGCACGGCCTGACATCGGAGCACATCACTACGCACCCCAACTTCTTTGCCGCATCTGGAAGCATCGCCGGCAACGGCACGACTTTCACCGAGTCTACCATCGTGCCAGGAGAAAAGGTCGGTGGCGACTTCGGAGCCCACTTCAAAGGCACGACCACCAACGCCGGCGGCTTTGTGGGGTTCAAGGATTCCAGCACCGCGGCGAAGCAGTACTTCTACGGAAAGACGCACTACCTATCGCCGATTACGTCTTTCTCGGGAGTAATCTACACCAAGGTAATGTCTGACGTGACCAAGATTCGCAATGCGGTAGGCAAGACTTCCCAGACTAATTCCTTCGACGGCATCAAGCTGCTGCCAGATCACATCGGCACGACCTGGACTGCCAGCATCAAGGGAGCGACCCGCGACACCATCCTGCTTTCGCAGGCTTCCTTTGAGGACTATTGCGTCCCGTCCGGCTCTGACCCGAAGATCGTGAAGATTAACTACGAGATTCGGTTCAACCGCGAAGGCTACCCGGCCGAAGTCTACACGCGCGCTACATGAACTTACAACCTGGCGCAGGATACGGCTTCACGTCAAGCGGGTACGGGATGTCGCTGGACATCGGGAATCCTTTCCCGGACGACGGCGTGGTCTCAGGCCACTCTTTCAAAATCATCAACGTCGCCCTGCGGACTTCGGGCGGCTCTACGACCGTCACCTATCAGGTCCAGTCTGGCACCATCAATAACTTAGTCCCTAAGATTGACGACTACGTCAGTGGCACCGAGGTCAAGTTAGACCGCGTCACGGCTGGGGTGGCAAACCCTCCGACCGGGGAACTGGCTTCGTCCTCTTCCCT